GTATATGGCCAGCCTTCTGCAGCAATACAAAAACACGCTTTTCGTGAAAGAGACTTTCGCTTGTATGAGCTAAGTAGAGTTGTTGTCCAGTCAAAAACAAAAAATGCTGCCAGTTTTCTCGTGGGCAATAGTTTACAGCTTTTGGAACCAAAGCCGTGCGCAGTTGTGTCGTATGCTGACATGGAGCACAACCATTGCGGTATTATTTATCAAGCAACTAACTGGCTCTACACTGGCACAACAAAATCTCATGACAAAGCCTACGTTGTTGACGGCAAGCGAATCCATCCGATGACATTAAGAGACCGAGGCATCACAAGCCCGACGGCATGGGCAAAAGAGAATGGAATTGAAATGGTTAAGCCAGCAGAAAAACATCGGTATTTTTTCATGGTCGGAGACAAGCGGCAGAAAAAAATTATGCGAAGCAAATTAACGTATGATGTTATTAACGATTATCCGAAATGCAATGCTTCACGATATGACGACGGAGCGGAGGTAAAAATATATGCGCCAATGAGCTTGATATAATTAATAACGCAGTATAATCTTATGAGAAGCCGACCGGATTCCCCGACAGGCGTACTAACCGAGGAAAACTTATGTCAATGATACTGAAACGTAGCGGCCGCCTGACCGCCAACGGCGTCAAGCTGCTGGTGTACGGACAGGCCGGGGCTGGCAAGACCAGCCTGATCCCAACGCTACCCAAGCCGGTAGTCCTGAGCGCCGAGGGCGGGCTTCTATCCATTCAGGATGCAGATGTGCCATACATCGAGGTCAGCAGCATGGCCACATTGCAGGAAGCCTACCGCTGGCTGACCAGCAGTGCCGAGGCAAACGACTTCATGTCGGTGGCACTGGACTCAATCAGCGAGATAGCTGAGGTCTGCCTGAACACTGAAAAGAAGGCATCAAAAGACCCGCGGCAGGCATACGGTGCGATGCAAGAGCAGATGACGGACATTATCCGCGCATTCCGCGACCTGCCCGGCAAGCACGTCTACATGAGCGCCAAGTTGGAAAAATCGCAGGATGAAATGGGGCGTATGTTGTACAGCCCCTCAATGCCGGGCAACAAAACCGGCCAAGCACTGCCCTATTTTTTCGATGAGGTGCTTGCTTTGCGCGTTGAAAAAGATGCCGAGGGCAATACGCAGCGTGCGCTGATGTGTGACAGCGACGGCCTGTGGGTTGCCAAGGATCGGTCAGGCAAGCTGGCTGCGTGGGAGCCTGCTGACCTCGGCGCCATCATTGCAAAGATCGGGGGTGGCAAATGACTGGCCTACTGGATATGTCAGACGCCAAGCTGGCAGAGGCTTGGATTGATGCCAAGGAGGCAGAAAAGGCGGCTATCGAGCGCCGCCGGGCCATCGAGGATCATCTTGCGATGCGCTTTGAGGTGCCTGCCGATCTGGACGGTACCAAAAACGTCAAGAAGGCTGGCTACAGCTTCAAAGTAGTCGGCCGCCTGACCCGTAAGGTTGACAGCGACCTGCTGCAAGAGCTGGCTGCCGAACACGGCCTATCGGATCACCTCTCCAGCCTTTTCCGGTGGAAGCCGGAAATTGACATGAAAACGTGGCGGGCAGCAGACCCGTCAATCACTGGCCCACTGGCTGGCGCAATCACTGTGCAGCCTGGCCGCCCATCGTTCGCAATCACCATTGACACTCAGGAGTAATAAAACATGGCATATTTCGACACACCCATCAGCGTCGCCGATCTTCCACAATCCAGCGGTTATGACCTGCTGCCCGAAGGCTGGTACAGCGCCACGATTACCAGCGCCGACCTCAAGCCTACCAAAGCCGGAGACGGACAATATATTTCCATGGCGTATGACATTACTGGCCCGACGCATCAGGGCCGCAAGGTGTTCGGTAACGTCACGGTGCGCAACAGCAGCCCCAGGGCCGAGGAGATCGGCCGCCAGCAGCTGGGCGACATTATGCGCGCTGTGGGTCTTGCCACGGTGCGCGATACGGATGAGCTGATTGGCGGGCAGTTGTGCATCAAGGTCAGTATTCGCCGCGATGAACAGTGGGGCGACAAAAACGACGTGAAAGGCTACAAGGCCGTGAGCGGATCTGCTGCACCTGCGCCAGCATTTGCAACTCCTGCACCTGCGGCTACGCAAGCAACTGGAAAGGCTGCGCCGCCCTGGGCGAAGCGCTGAGATAACCTGCCGCATGGATGCGGCCATCCTTTTACAAACTACGGTAAACCTGCACATGGCAAAAATACCTGAACCGAAAAACAGCCTCGCAGCTTTGATTGATCTCCATCACGAGCAAATTTCAGAGCAGCCACGCGGGCACATGGGTTGCTCGCAGCTTGGCCATCCATGCGATAGATGGTTGTGGCTGTCGTTTCGCTGGGCAGTCATTGAAAAGTTTCCCGGCCGCGTCCTACGGATGTTCCGGCGCGGTCGGAATGAAGAGGCAATCATCGTTGATGACCTGCGTGCAGCAGGCATCACAATACACAGCACTGAAGGCTCTCAGAGCCGGGTTAGCCTTGGCTGTCATATCGGCGGAAGCATTGATGGGATTATTGAGTATGGCGTGCCAGAGGCACCGCAAAAACGCCACATCGTCGAATTCAAAACTCACAGCCTCAAATCATTTGAGGATTTGTTGAAGAACGGCGTTGCCAGTAGCAAGCCGCAGCACTGGACGCAGATGCAGCTTTATATGATGGGCACCATCATGGGAAAAGGTCTGGAATCACCTGGCATAGACCGTGCCTTGTATGTTGCGATCTGCAAAGACGACGACAGGATCTATACAGAGCGCGTTCGATTTGATCCTGATCATGCAAAAAATATATTCGAGCGCGGGAAGCGAATTGTGCTGGCGGATGAAATGCCTGCGCCTATCAGCACCAACCCATCATGGTACCAGTGCAAGTGGTGCGCGGCTCATTCATTGTGTCACGGCAAGAAGCCGACTGTTGAGGTCAATTGTCGCACCTGCATTCATGCAGTGGCGCAGGAAGATGGCACATGGTTCTGCGAGCGCCATCAGGAAGGCAACATCCCGCTCGACTACCAGCGCGAGGGCTGCAACGGTCACGTCCTGCACCCTGATCTGGTGCCATGGCAAATGATGGGCCCAGCAGATGGCGACAACTGCGATGCCATGTTCGAGATAAATGGCAAGCAGGTTAGGAATGGTGCTGGCGGCTACTCAAGCCGCGAGATATTGGCTAACCCTGATTTGTGCGCAGAGGATGTTCCTTTCATCAATACGCTTCGCAGCGAGATGGGTGGGAGAATCATAGGATGAGGCCCTACACACAAATGCGTCACTATCGCCATTTCAAGCGTGAGGATGCCGACGAGGTAAGGCGTCTGTACTTCTCGCGTCAGATGACGCAGAAGCAACTGGCGGCCAAGTTCGGCCTTAGCCAGTCGGCAATTTGTCGCATTATCAGCAACCATACATGGGCGAAAGTTAATGCTCCGTGACTACCAACAACGCGCCATAGACCAGCTTTATGATTGGCTATCAAAGCACCAAGGCCATCCCTGCATTGTCGCGCCGACCGGCTCTGGCAAAAGCCACATCGTAGCCGCCCTGTGCAAGGATGCGCTCCAGCAGTGGCCGGAGACTAGAATCCTGATGCTGACTCACGTTAAGGAACTGATTGAGCAAAACGCCGAGAAGATGCTGCACCACTGGCCGGATGCACCGCTTGGCATTTACTCGGCCAGCATAGGCAAAAAGCAAATTGACCACATTACGTTCGCTGGCATCCAGTCCATCAGGAACAAGGCCGACAAACTTGGCCATGTTGACCTAGTGATAATCGACGAATGCCACCTAGTCTCGCACAAAGATGAGGGCAGTTATCGCACGCTGTTGTCAGCTTTATCTCACATCAATCCGAGCTTGCGTGTGGTAGGGCTTACCGCCACACCATACCGTTTAGGTCATGGCCTGATCACTGACAAGCCAGCCCTGTTTGACGCCCTGATTGAGCCTGTGAGCATTGAGGAACTGGTACACAAAGGCTATCTATCCCCGCTGCGCTCAAAGATCACCAGCGCCAAACTGGACGTATCTGGCGTGCATAAACGGGGTGGCGAATACATCGAGGCCGAGTTGCAAAAGGCGGTAAACACCGACAAGAACAATCTGGCTGTCGTTGAAGAAGTCATCCGGCTGGCGGGAGATAGGAAGGCGTGGTTGTTTTTCTGCGCTGGCGTTGCCCATGCCGAGGCGGTTGCCTTCATGCTGGATTTTATCCACGGCATACCGGCTGCCTGTATCACTGGCGATACACCCAAGGCCGAGCGGGAGCGGATCATTGCCGACTTCAAGGCTGGCAAACTGCGGGCGCTGACCAACGCAAACGTGCTTACGACAGGTTTTGACTATCCAGATATAGACCTAATTGCCATGCTCAGACCGACCATGAGCGCGAGCCTGTACGTACAGATGGCCGGTCGCGGTATGCGGCCCAAATCGCACACTGACCATTGCCTTGTGCTGGATTTTGCCGGTGTAGTCGCCACCCATGGCCCTATCACGGCCGTAGTGCTTCCTCGCAAGGGCGGTGATGGCAGTGGCGATGCGCCAGTTAAAGTATGCGACTCATGCAGCGAACTAGTGGCCCTGTCGGCCAAAGTCTGCCCAGCCTGCGGGTCGCCATTCCCCGAGCGCAAGCCCAAAAAACTCAAGCTCCATGACGATGACATTATGGGGCTGGATGGCAAGACGCTGCATGTGCAGTCATGGGCATGGCGCGTGCAGTTGTCGCAGAGCGGTAAAAAGATGCTAGTTGTCTCGTACTACGGCGGCCTGTCTGACCCGGTTGTCAGAGAGTACCTCGGAGGC